GTCCTATCAATGGGCCAACCAAGTATTGATCCAGCGCCACGAACTCCCCGTGGAAGCACGGTCCCAACGGCAAATTGAGGCGGCGCCGGCGTGGGCGACGTTCAAACACCTATTGGCTAGCAAGGGACTTCGGTACTACGACGATCCCGTATTGCTGGACCAAATCGCCCACGCATCGGTATACGTGGACCCCAACGGAAATTCGAAGCCGCAAAAGGGGCGTTCCGAGCGCAATATCGACAATTTGGTAGCGGCCTACAACGCTGCCAGGTTGTACGACATCCGCGGGCGGTCCAACGCATTCCAGCCGGCTAGCGGCGTGATGATTATGTAAGCAACGCTACGGCCTATCCGCCATGTAGCGGACGGGTGGAAAATTTCGGATTGGACCCCGTAACCCATTGACACGGCCGAATCGTTCTCAAAATGGGCGGTTATGGCCGGTTTCCTGTCCAGCATCCGCCAATACCTGTTGGGACCGTACGACCTGTCGTTTATGGTCGATACCGGGCGGGCGATGTCTATTCAAGGGTTGCCGTCCGTTGAACGCGCCATTGACGGGGTTTCCGGGCTGTTGGCGTCGGTGAGCCTGTGCGCCTACGACCAAGCCGGCAAGGAAGCCGACCCGGCGCCGCTCCGCCTGTTGACTGGCACGGCCAGCGCCCTAGTCACCGGCCACGACCTTCGAAAATGGATGGTTTCGGAAGCGTTCGTAATGGGGAACGCATACGTGTACATCGCCCGCACCTTGAACGGTGAGCCGGCGGAACTGATCCCGCTGGACCGCGGGCGCGTGTTGATCGATTGGAGCCGATCCCCGATCCGGTACAAACTGGACGGCAAGGAAGTTGATTCGGCCGACATCATCCATATCAAGGCCAGCCATAGCCGGTGGGCGTTCCTAGGGGAATCGCCGCTGGATAAGTGCAAGGTGCAATTGGAACTGGTGGCGAAACTGGACGCGTGGGCGGCATCGATGGCGCAATCTGGCACTACCCGCCGGCTGGCGTTCCGGTTCCCTACCCCCATTTCCGACACGGCTAAACAATCCGTGATTGCCGGTTGGAAGGCGAAACTGTCCCGCGAAGGTGGCGCATCGGAACCGCTGGTGGTTGACGGCGGCGCCACCATTGAAGGCGTTTCGGGCGCCAACGACATGGAATCGATTACGTCGGCGCGAACGGCCGCAATGGCCGAGGTTGCGCGGGCGTTGGGCGTTCCGTACGCGTTCCTAGCCGCGGCGGAGGCCGGCACCCAAATTGACCTTGCGGCTACGCGCACCCTGTGCGACCAAACGCTATTCCCGTGGGCGCGGCGGATCGAAAACGAACTGCAAGAGAAATTGTTTCCCGGCTACCGGCTGGAACACGACCTCACCGAACTGAAGCGCGGCAGTATCAAGGAACACGCCCGCGATTTGGCCAAACTGGTCATGGCCGGCGTGTTGACTCCCAACGATGCCAGGTGGTTCCTTGGCGTTGAACCCCACGAAGACGGCGACGAACTGACGGTGCGGCTCGACACCGTGAACGGCCAAGCCGTCCACAACGACGAACAGCAAGAGGACGAAACCAATGAAGCCGGCGACAATTGAGCGGCGGGGGTTTGAACTGCGGGCAACGCTGGACGGCCAGCGGGTTAGCGGTTTGGCCGTGCCGTACGGCAAGGAATCGCTACCGCTGCCGTTTACGGAAATCATCCGCGCCGGCGCGTTCCGGGATTCGTTGACTTCGCGCAACATCGGAATGTACGTGGAACACGATTCCGGGCGCGTACTCGCCAACACGCGTAGCGGAACGCTCCGGCTGGATGAAACGCCGGAGGGGATCCGGTTCGCCGCGATGCTGCCGGCCACGCAAGACGGAAACGATGTCCGGGCGCTGTTGGATGCCGGCATCTATTCGCAAATGTCGTTTGGATTCATTGCCACGGAAGATGAGTGGGAGAAAAACACCCGCTACGTGAACCGGGCGGAACTATTCGAAATTTCAATCGTCCACAACGCCGCGTATGGGGAGGAAACTGAAGCCGCCCTCCGCAACCGGTGCAATGTCCCGCGACCGGATTTGCGCCGGCGCTATTTGCGGCTTCGTTTTGGAGAACTGAACCGATGAACGTGATTGCACTTCGCGCCAAGCATGGCGAACTGATGAAGGAACTGGAAGCCGTGGTGGAATCGACCGCGGCCGATGCGCTGGACCGTTTCAACGCGATTGAAGCCGAAATGGCCGACATTCGGTCCAAGATGGACGCGGCGGAATCGATCGAGGGGCGCCGCGCCCGTGCGGCGGCAATCCGGCAGGAAGCCGGCAACACCATTGTTCGCCCGGAGATGCGCGGCGGCAATTCGGCGTTTGATTTTGCCGCGTTCCGTTCGTGGATGGGCCGCAAGGATGCCAGCCCGCAGGGTTACGACGTTGCCGACTTCCGTACGCTGTCAACCGGCGTTACGACCCCGTTCGGCGGCTACACCGTGCCGACCATTCAAACCGGCGAATTCGTCAAGTGGCAGGATTGGAGCGCCCCGGTTCGTGAACTGGCAACCGTGCTTCAGTTCAGCCAGCCGTACGACCTCCCCGTAATCAACGGCCGCACCACCGTTACGGCTACGGCCGAAGCCGCGTTGTACACCGAGTCCGAATTCACGGTGGACCGCCGGCAGTTCAAGGCGTGGAAGATGACGGCGGAAACCAACCTCACCGATGAACTGCTGAACGATTCGGTAATCGACATGGCCGGCGAAATCATTGCCGACCACGCCCGCGCCCACGTTCGCGCCCGCGAACAACGCCATTGCGTTGGTTTGGGTGCTGCACAGAGCCAGGAACAGGGTTTGTTTAGCACCGGTGGCAGCGCCTACCACACCGAAAACGTCATCCGTACCGGCGCCGCAAACACCGATGTTGACTTTGACGACATCATTAAGTTGTACGGTGCCATTCGCCCCGCGTACCAACAGAACGCGGTTTGGATCATGAACCCGGCCACGTGGGTTTCGTTGCTCCAATTGCGCGATTCGGGCGGAGCCAGCGGCCGCTACCTTTACGACGGGTTCACCGGAAACGTGGTCAAGGATGGCGCTACCGGAATCCTGATGGGCCGTCCCGTGTACATCACGGAGTTTGCGCCGAAGTTCACTAGCGGAACCGCCGCCGATTTTGTTTTCTACGGTGACCTGAAGCGTTGCTATCGCATCGTTGACCGTACGCAGGTTAAGTTCCTCTACGACCCCTACACCAAGAGTTCCAACGGCATCGTTATGTATAAGAGCGATTTCCGTTCGGACGCTCTCATCGTTGATAAGTACGCGGGCGGCGTGATCCGCAACGCCGCGGCTGGCGCGTAATTCAAGAGGCATTGTCCAACGCGGGGGTGGTGGTGATGAGCCACCACCCCCGTTTCCAAGGGGCGCACAATGGCGGCAGCACTCACTACAGCAAACGTAAAGAGCCATTGCCGCATTTACCACGCGGACGATGATTCCTACATTTCCACCATTCTGTTGCCGGCGGCAATTCGTGCGTGGGAAGCGGCCACCGGACGTTCGGCGGAATTGCTAATCCGCATCGCTAGGTTGTCGGAGGAAGGGACTACCTATTGGTATCCAACGCCGCAACCGCTCGACAGCACGTACACGCCGACCATTACGTACACCGATCCCGTCAATGGATCGACAATCGAAAACGCCACGGTGTACTACGAAGGTGGGCGGGCGGTGGTGGAAATCCCGAGTGAGTACACGCGGCCGGTAACGATTACCTACCGAACGACTGGCCCGGACGATGCCGACGTAATGGGGGTGCTTCAGGCGTGCGCGATGTTGTACGCGTATCGCGGCGATGATCCTGGAAGCGCACAGGAACGCGCCGTGTCAATGCTTACCGCAATGTTCCACGAACGGGGTGTGTCGTGATTCCGCGGGGGATGTTCAGGCACCATTTCCACGTGCAGAATTACACGGCGTCCGTTGACGATTACGGCCAGCCCACCAAATCGTGGGCATTGGTTACCAACGGCGGCGTGACCGGACATATTGAATCGGCCGACGGTAGCCAAATCGACGCGCTGGACGTGGCCCGCGGACAGGTTCGCTATCGAATTGTGTTGCCGTTCGTGGCCAACCTGACTACCAAAAGCCGGTTGCTGTTGAAGGAAGCCGGTAAGGCGGATCGCATATTCCAGGTGGTAGGGGTTGTCGATACCGGCCTACGGCGTATGCAACTGGAACTCGATTGCTTGGAAACCGTGGCATGATCCGCAACCCGATCGCGTACGAAGCCGCCGTAGCCCGCCGGAAGGCGGAAGCGAACGGCCGCAAGCGCAACGCGGCCAACGCTCTACGGGCGATGCGCGGCCAGCGTGGGTACAACCGCGACATTGCCGCGATGGAACGGGCGTTGCGGCGGATGCCGGAAGCGGCCGGCCGGAACATCCTGAAGCGTGTAGCCCGCAAGGCGTCCAAGGGGCAATTGGTGTTGTTCCGTGCCGCGTGGCGGTCTATCACGCCGAGCGCCGCACGTGCCGCGGAGCGCCTGAAGGAACTTCGCCGCGGTCCAACTGCCACGTACGAAGTGGAAGGCCGTACGCGGCGTGTCGGCCGGTTCGGCGGCAATTTCGACGGCGGATGGATCCCCAACACCGTTCGCAAGGCCATTGCAATGGCCACCGTCAATTTCGCGGACATTAAAGCCGGCAAACTCCGTTGGGGCGCCGGCGTCAAGTACACCCGCACTCGACTATCCCGATTGTCCCCCCTATTGAACGGCAAGTTTCGGGTTCTCGATCGGGTGCAACTAATCCATACCCCCCAAGAGATGCTCCGTAAACTTGGGGAAGCCGCGCGGCTCACGTTCGCGCAGGAATGCGCCAAGGAAGCATTGAAGGTGAAAAAGTGAGCATTGAAACGGCTATTTACGGGTGGTTGTCCAATAGCGGCGCCGTGGCGGCGCTGGTGGATACGCGCATATCGCCGGAATGGCGCCGCGAAGGTACCCAGTTGCCGGCCGTGGTCTACAGCGTGGACGGCCGGGAGCCAGTACGCCATATGGGCGGATCCGCGGCGCTGGAATCGTTTGAAGTTTCCATTACGTGCATGGGGGCGACGGCAAACGCGGCGCGAGACCTGGCGGCGGCGGTCCGAACACGTATGGAAGCCAATTTGGGTTGGGCCACCGCCTACGACGGAACCAGCGTAAAGAATGCCCATCGCACGGGCGAACAACTAGAACGTATCGACGATGCCGAAGGAACGGACGATGGAATCCGAGCCGTGCGGCAAACTTACACCATTTGGGCTACCGGAGGTTGAACCATGGCTACGTTGGGGAACTACAACACAATCACCATTGCCGGCGTGACTTGCACGGCGTCCAATTTCACCGTGTCGGCAACGCGGCAATTGGTGGAATCCACCGCCATGAATGACGCCAACGTACGTTTTCTGGCTACCCGCGATAGGTGGTCGGGAAGCGTTACGGTGCATGGGGATATGACAAATCTGTCAACCATTATTCAGGAAATCGACGACGCGGACGCAACGGTAAATATGACGGTGGCAAACACCGGCAACGCGGCAAATTGGGTGCCCGCGGCAAATATGGCCGTTTGGATCACGGGCGTTACGGCGAACTACGCCAACGACACCGTAGCAACTGTTGACATCACGTTTGAAGGTTCTAACGTGGCGTTTATCTAATGCTGTGGCGCAAACTGTCCAAGGGGATTGAAACCTATCCCAACGTGGTTGAAATTCGCCCATGTTCCGTGGGGGAATGGCGCAGCATTGACAAACTGCCTGAAGCCGAGCGCCCGGACGCCATCGTAAGGTTGTGCTGTCGTATCGACGGCCAGCCGGTGTTGGTGCCTGAATCGCTGGATATCCACGTGCATGGCGCGATTGTGGCCGGGATCATGGAAAACCCTTGGAATGGTCTACCGTTGACCGCATAGAACGGTTGCTAACGGTGCTTGCGATGGCCACGGGTGCCAAGCCACAAACCGTGGCACCGTGGGAAAACCACGCGGCAGCAACCGTAAACACCCTACAAAGGATCATTGAATGGCAAGCACAGTCCTCCGGGTTGAATTCGAAGCCAGCACGGCCGGATTAAAGCGTGGCGCACAGGATGCCATTGGCATTATGCGCGGCGCGAATTCGGCCATTGCGAGTTTGCAGGGCATCGCCGGCGGGATGCTGTCGGCGCCAATTGTTCAAGCGGCCGAAGCGTTGGCGCAATATCGGGAGGAAGCCAGGTCCGCCGGTAGGGCGCTAGCGTCGCGGTTTTCGCCGGAAATGGTGCAAGCCAACGTGACCAACCGGCTACGGGAAATGGAAGTAGGCCGGCAATTGGCGGAACGGCACGGCGAACAATTCGCGGAACAGGAACGCCGGAAAAAGGAACAGGAATTGGGCCTAACGGCGTTGAACGCTGGCGCCCCCAAAACGCTGATGGAAAAAGCGTCGTACGGATTGCAAAACCCAACCCAAACCCTGTCGGAAGGATTCATGGCTAGCGGTGAAATGGCCGCGGCCGGTATCGGTTTGTTGGGCGGCGATACGACTTCAGCGGTTACCAACGCGGTTTCAGGTCTACAGCGGTTGCGCCGAGCGTTTGGATTTGGGGAATCGGCCGAAGGGATTGCCGGCGAAACGGAAATGCTCCGCATTATGCGGGACGTGGCAACCAACACACAGGGGGCTAGGTAATGGCGTGGCAAATTCGACGTGTTGCGGACAGCAACCGGGCATCCGTAACCCTTGAGCCGCGGAGTTCATCGTTTTCCGCCGAGTGGCACGTATGGAACGATGATCCAGCCTACGACGGCCAGTACGACAGCACTTGGACGGTGCTTGCACTTATCAAAAACAACCAAGTAAACATCCCGTTCATCGGGGAACGGCTGGTGTCGGGCGCAACCGATGCCGGCTTGGCGCAACTCATCATTTCCGATTTGCAGGTGGTGCCGATCCCGTCGAAAGCCAACGCTTACCGGGTGGTCGCAACTGGTGACGCCCCGTTGGTCGGGATTGCACCGTATCCAACGGTGAAGGTGACTAGGTTGACCAAGCGGAGAACTGTGCCGCTGTACGTGCTTCCAACGTCGATTCCTAGCAATGGTTCGCCGCCTGTTGGCGGCTACGCGCCGTTTCCGCCGGCGGCATTCATTTCCGGTACGACCGTCAACCAATTAGGGAACCCGATCATGGTTCCCATTCGACAGGAACAATTCACCATTGAATACGTGCGGCACTTGCCGGCCGAACTGGCCTACACGCCGGGGAATTGGCAAAACTCATTCCCCGAAATCGATAAGCGCAACGCTACTGACTTTCTAGGCTACACGGCGGGGTTCGTCAAGTACGAAGGGCGCCAGCAAGTGTTCCTAACGGATCAAGTTGTTTCCGTTCAGGATACGTTCCTATATGACGAATGGGCGTTCCTAACCCAAGAGGTTCAACGCGATGATGTTGGGAACGTCATTTGCGACGCTACACCGATCACAATTGTCAACCTTCCACAACTGGTGACCAATCGCGCCTATTGGTTTCAACTGTATCCAAACACGGTGGAAATGAAACCTATCGGCGGGGTTAGTGAAATCCTGCCGCCGGAAATCTATACCCACCTAACGACCGCAACCCCCGCGTGGTAACCGATGCCGGCACGTTTTACATTTGGTGGTTCGGTATCGGCAACGGTGTTGAACCAAATTTGCGAAGCCGCGGACTACGTTGCGGAAAACACCGACACGTTGACGCGGGCGCAATCAGGGATGCCGGCCAACACCTATGGAATGGTGTTGCTGCGGATTGACGGCAACACCGCCAGCGGCAGCAATCGGTACGTGTATACGGGTGATGCCGTGTTGCCGACGGCTACGGCGTACACCGAGGCAACCCGCAACGGAACGCATTTCAACAACGTGACGGCGTACAACCTGGCGGAGTGGAAAAACACGGCCGGTGCCGCCGGCGGCGGCGTCAATGCCACCCGAGCCAACACCCTTGGGTTTGCGATGTTGCCGGTGCCAACCAATTCAATCGTGTTGGCGTTCCCCATCCGCACTACCGGCGGGAAAACGGTGCTGGTGTTCGACCGGCAAAACATATTTGACGGTGAATGCACTTCATCGTTGGTTACAACGATTGACGGGGGCGCCTACTAATGGCCGACATCATCCGCCATAAGCGAAGCGGCACGGCCGGCGCCGTACCTACCACCGGCGATTTGCTGCAAGGTGAATTGGCCGTCAATTACTACGACGGTGCCGTGTTCATGGAAACTGACGATGGAACTACGGTTGCCATCGCAAAAATTGACGGCCGCAAATGCCAGGTGGACGCATTCACAGCATCGGGAACGTGGACGAAGCCAGCGGGCGCCAAGGTGGTTTTCGGAATCATGGTGGGCGGCGGCGGCGGGGGAGGTTCCGGCCGGCGCGGCGCGGCGTCGAGCGCCCGCGGTGGCGGTGGTGGCGGCGGCGGCGCGGCAGTAACCGAGACAACGTGGAACGCGGCCGATCTACCGGCAACCCTGTCCGTAACCATTGGTGCCGGCGGAACCGGCGGTGCTGCTCGAACAACCGATAGCACCGACGGCGCCGCGGGGGGAAATGGCGGAACGACGCGGCTAGGCAATTCACCCGGTGACTACGGGCGGGCCGTTGGTGGCAATCTAGGGCAAGGCGGAACGACGGCGGGTGGAACCGCCGGCGCGGCCCAAACTGGCGGAATGTTTGACGGCGGCGCGGCTGGTGCTGGTGGTACGCGGAATGGGACATCAGCGGCTACGCACGCCAAGGGTTCGGGGGGTGGCGGCGGTGGCGCCGGTCTATCAACTGGAAACCTATACGGCGTCGGTGGCAATGGATCCGGTACGGCACGCATTGGCACTACGGCTTCAGGCGGCAACACGGACGATCCCGAGCCGCCCGTGACCGGCATTAGCAACGGGATTACGGCGACCGGCGGCGGCGGCGGGGGAAGCGGGTTGGCGATGGCGGGACAATCCGGCGCCGCTGGCGGCAACTACGGCGGCGGCGGTGGGGGCGGATCGGCAAGCGAGAATGGATACAACAGCGGTGCCGGCGGTGCTGGCGGTGCCGGGTTGGTTGTAATGATTACCTACTTTTGAGGGGCAACTATGCGGTGGGCTATCGTCGTTTCGGGCGTGGTGGAAAACGTGATTATTTGGGATGGCGATACTGCCAGGTGGCAACCGCCGATGGGTGCATCGGTTGTTGCCATCGCGCCCGGCCAAGCCTGTTCAATCGGATGGACATATGCCAACGGCACCTTTAATGAGCCCGAGGAACCATGAGTCGGTGCGCCCTGGCATTGCTGGCCGGCGGTTGCGCCAGCGCATCCGAGCGCATCGCCGCCAACACAAATGAGGTGCGGCAACTGGCCCATTCCAGCGGCCAGCGTTTCGAACGAATCACGGTGCAAGCCGATTCGCTGGCGCCCGACATTCCGGCCATTCGTTCGGACGCTGTAGCCGGCCAAGTGGAACAGGCGCGTATCTTGTCGAGCGTGGACACCATATACATGGCCCTAACCGGCGTCGAGGATGTCGTACCGTGGTGGGTGGCGCCGGTTGTCTACGTTGCTATCGCGTTGGCCGTGCTTGGCGTGGTGTTCCTAGTGTGGCACCTAGGCATTGGGCGATTAGTCAAGTCGTGGCTAGGACTAGTTACGCCCACCGAACGCCGAGCGGCCGAACTTACGGCCAATTTGATTGACCTAACCCCGGAACAGGCGGTGGCAACCATTGCCGAACTACGCCGGGCCGACCCAACGTTCGACGCGGCCTACCGGCGGGCCGCACCAATCCGCACCAGCCGGCGCAAGGATCCTAAAAATGATGATCGCAACGATTGAAAGCCTGTTGGGAAGCCTGTGGTTTGCCCTGATGTTGGCGGCGGGTGGCTATATCGCCGGCAACCTGTTCCCGCTGTCGCGGTTCAAGCGGTGACCCTGCAAGCCGGTTGCTGTTGTGGTCGTTGTAGCGATGAGTGTTACATAGTCCCTTCGCCAACTACGACCAAATGCACGACCTGTGAAGGTGGCAATCAAGCCGCCATTGCTGGTTTCGCTATGTCATGGGATCCGCAGCAATATTGCGCGATTGAAACGGCGGCGTCGTGCTACACCCAAACAATCATTGCGGCGTCCGTTCGTAATTGTTTTACCAATGCCGTCGTTGGTACCAATGTCCAATGGTTGTTGGACAACGTTGCCAACTGCCTGAAACACCGGCAAGTACGGTTGCGCGCCCAAATGTATTACCGTTGGGATTCATGGGACGGCGTTCTTTACAACCCGGCAATTGGACAAATTTGGGGGGAGGCCAAGTATCAATACCCGGTGGTGGCGTTCAATCAACCAACCGTGACGTTTGAGCGGTTCTACCAAACCACGCCGGCGCCGGCGCGGTGCAACCACCGGGTGAAGAACTACACCGGAGGGGATGCGGGTTTCGGGGAATTCCAAGCCACCTATACGCATTGCACTAGTTACGCGGCGTGGCCCATACCCATGCAAAAGTGGATTGATGATGAAGTATGCAAATACTCCATCATTACGTATACGCGGGACGTTTATTTCCAACGGGCGGATGTACCGGGTTATCAATATTGTCAAAACCCGCCATTCGTTCCACCTAGTCCGAACGTGTTTACGCGGACCAAATTGGGACAATGCACCGCTTGGTATTACCGAAAACTTCCCACGCCGGGAACCGCAAATGTTCCCAACTACTGTTTTAACCGCGGTGCATACCAATTGGGATACAGCACGTTTGCTTACAACAACGTGGCCGATCCGAATTCATTTACCCCGGAATATGACGTGCTGAACCCGCCGGCGCCGATTGTCGATCCATCGCCAGGCACGTTGACAGGCAATCCCGGACAGGTGGACCGGTTCGATGTTGTGTGGCCGCTGGTGCTGACCTTGACATGAAAACCGTACACGTCATCGACTTCGAACACGACGGCCGGCGCTACCTACAGCACGTCCAGCGGGAAGGGTTGCGGTTGGAACTGGTGGGCCAACCGGAACCCGCCCCGCCTAGGGGGTTTGGTGACACGGTGGCGGCAATCACAACCGTCGTTGGCATCAAGCCTTGCGGCGGTTGCAAGGCGCGGCAAGAGGCGTTGAACAAATTGTTTCCATTCGGGAATAATTCCGGCGCGGACCTATAGACGGGACCGCATTCGGCCGATATCACGTAATAACCAACGTCCACAGCGTTGGTAACCATGGTCCGAGTCACCGCCCAAAAGCCGCGTTTTTAGGCCGTTTTCGCGTCCGAGAATATGTGTTCTGTTTTGCAATAACCCTTGGTTTTGAAGGTTATTCAGAAAAGCGGACGTAGAACAGGGACGTTGATTCTGACCACAGCGGACGGTTTTACGGGCCGTCCGCACGTTTTCGTAGTGGTTGGAACAATGCAATGCCTGAAACTGAACAATTGGCCGATGACGGTTTCCCGCTGTCCGACGTAGACCCGTTGACGGGTTGGATGTACGGGGAGGTGGGGGCGTGATTCACAGCGTAGAAATCAATGAAATTGCCACCGCGTTGGCGCGTGCGTGGCCGAAATTCAAATCGCCCGAGCGTAGCGCCGTCAACCCTCAATTTCGTTCTAGCACTAGCGGCGGCAAATACGCCACGCTGGAGGACGTGCTAGACGCGGTGCGGGATCCGCTGGCGTCGGAAAGTCTCATGCTGTCGCAATCCGTGACCACCTACCCCGAAACCGGGTTGGTGTCGGTGCATTCGATGCTGATGCACAAGAGCGGGCAATACCTCCGTTTTGAAACCACGTTGCCGACGCGGGACTACACCGCGCACGGTTGCGGGGCAGCGGTGACCTATGCACGTCGCTATTCCGCGATGGCAATTCTGAACCTGGCACCCGGCGATGGGACCGACGACGACGGAAACGCCGCAACCATCGTTCCCGTGCGAGAACCGGCCGGCAAGCGCAACGCGGATTCTCCCCCGCCTAGCGCCCCGGCCGGTTCAACGGGGGAGGAATCGGTAACCGTCCATTCGGTGCAAGAGGCCGTGACCACCACCGGCAAGCCGTATTGGTGGGTTACGACGGCTGACGGCCGGCGCTGGAGGATTTGGGACCGTGCCGCCGGCGGCACCAGCCGTGGGGACGTGGTGCGGCTGGAAGGCGTGAAGCACGACGCCAAATTTGGTTGGAGCGCCCGCCGGATTGAAACCATTGGCAAGGCGGAAATGGGCGCCCCCGAGCCTTCAACGGAAATTCCATTTTGACTAACGACAATTCAAGCGTGAATGAACGATGGGGTTCGGATTCGGTCGTGAACGCCATTACGGCGTTGGTCGAATTGCAATCGGTGTTGCGTTCGTCACGCGACATGGCGCTACGTGACTTGGAACAGGCTAGGCAACGGGAAGCCATGATGGCGGAGGAAACCCGCCGGCTACGGGCGCGACTAGCGCGATACGAAGGGTACGAACCCGACGAATTGAAGGGCATGGACCGTGGCGCCGGGTGACACCGGCGCCGTTGTGTTTGCTGTGATTTACACCGTAAGTGTTGCAGCAATCGCTATTTATCTAGGAACAATTGGCGATGATTGAAACGGAACACTCATGGGGGAGCAATTGGGCGAAACTGTGCGCCGCGTTCCCCAAGGTGGCAGGATTGCCGGACAAGGGGCGGCAAGCCTTCCACGACCGGTTTACCAAACTTGACCAACCCACCTTGGCGGTTGCTATCGACAACCTACGGGAATCGTCAGATAGCGACCGCACCAGCGTTGAACGTCTAGCCCGCGCCTACGGCCGGCTGATCCCCAAGCACCAAGCCGACGAACACCACGTGCGGGGGAAGGTGCCGATCCGGTACGAAGTGTGGCCACGCGAATTCGGCCGCGTCCAAGGGTTTGCCATAAGCCACGAACGGGAAGCACGGGCCTACCACCGGGAGCGACCATTGAGCCGGCTACTTCGGGTTTGGTCCGACGGTGACCGGGAGGACATCGACGCCGGCCCCGAAATGTCGGAGGAACGCAAGGCGGAATTGGTGGTTGCCGTTCGTGAGGCGTTTTCCCCTCCCCGGACCCCTCCCCTTGGGGTGTCAAGCCTCACGACAGCGCGAAGCCAGCGCGTAGCGCCTGTCGCTGACGGCTTGTACCCCCCGCGTGGGGTGTTTGTCAATACCCCCGATGGCGAAAATGAGAACGCCGTCGAGCGCCGGCAAGGCGCCACCGACGCTTACGCTGTGGCGCTTGCGGCGTCTCCGGCGGTGAGTGATTACGACCTAACCGAATTGATTGTGGCCGCTACCCGTGTTGCTAACGCGGTTGAAACGGACCCCGCCCGGCGGGCCGTCAATGCGGCCGTAATGGCCAAGTACCTACGCACCCAAATGGAACTGGAGGAAGCCGATGGAACGCGCTGAAGTGAGGGACAGGGTTGGAACGATTGGCCGGCTACTGTCGGCCGAGTGGTCCCACCCCGTTGTGATCGACCCAATCACCGCCCGTGAATGGGGCGGTTTGCTGAAGGAAGCCGCCGAGCAATTGGAACACCTGGCGGATTGGGCCAGCGGAGTTGAGGAGGACAACGGCCAATTGCGGCGCGATATCGACCGGCTACGCCTGTCGGCCAAATCGCTGGAAATGCAATTGGTGGAACGCCGGCCGGCGCCACAGGGGGTGAACAATGGGGCGTGAACAGCGCCGGCGTGGCGCGGAAGGGGAGCGGGAAGCCGCTGTGGCCGTCACCCAACACCTAGGTGTGCCGGCGGAGCGGAGCGCCCGTAACGGCGTCAAGGGGGCATCGGACCTCCAAACCGCCATGCGCGGTTGGAATTGGGAAGTGAAGCGGCGTAAAAAGGCCGCGGTGGACCGGTTGCTAACCCACGCACAGGTTGACGCCGGCGCCGAATTTCAGGGCAACAACGCCGTGTTGTTGGTGCGTGTTGACCGCGGGGAATGGATCATGTCCATTCGGCTAGCCGACCTGCCCCAATTCGTCCGCGATTGGCGGGCGGTGGTCGAAATCAAGTGAAGCGCGTAACCGATTACGTGGTCCAGCCGGCCGGCAAGCCGGCACCCAAGCGGCGGGACGGCAAGCGCCGGCATGGTTCGTGGCGCCGGCTACGGGAGCGGTTGCGGCTGGCGCGTGGGATATGGCGTTGCGAACAATGCGGCGCCGTGGCGGCGCTGGAAGCGCACCACGTCGTTCCCGTTTCCGTGGACAGGGGGAGGGAACTGGATCCATCCAACGTCCGTTTTCTGTGTATCCCGTGCCACGATGGCCAACACAATAGGTTGTGTCAGCCGGAGTTAGAGCCACAACATATGGTGGGTACCCCCCCTATGGGGGGGGGGTGGGTTTGCTAAAGGATCCCTCACCGTGGGCCCCGCGATTTGCATGAAATCAGAATGGCGAAACCCGACGGCCATTTCCTGACGCTAGGACGCGATTGGGCGGCGTCCGTGCTGGACCGGCACCAACTGGCCCCCGTTCCCGCGGCGGGCCTACGGGCGTTCCTGACGGCCGCGGACGGCGGCGTGTACGACGGGCCAGCAATTGACCGGTGGGCGCGGGCGCTGCCGGCCGGTATCGCGTTCCACCCCTATTGGGTGCCGGTGGTAGCCGACGTGGTGGGGCGGCGGAAGGCGCCCCGGTTGGTGTCGTTTACGGTGGCGCGGTCCCACGGGAAAACCACCCTGGCAGCGTTGCTAGCACGGCACTACATGGAACAGGTGGGGACCAACAACGTGGTGGTTTCGGCGTCCACGGCCAGCACCCAAGCCGAATTGAGCGTGGACACCCTAGCCAACATGGTGGAAGGGTTGGACGGTTGGAAATTCAACCGCGCCGCCGGCCGGAAGGGGTTGTACTGCCACGGGAACAGTTTCAAACCCATTGCGATGGACCCCAAGCGGGCCGACGGCATCACCCCACACCTATTGATTGCCGACGAAGCCGCCCGCCTTGAACACGCGTTTTTTTTCCGCCTGATGTCGGCCGCTGGCAAACTGCCCAATGGCCTAATGCTGATGATTACGACATCGGAGGGGGATCTATCGCTACCGTGGGCGGTTTGGCGCAAGGATGCCGAGCGCCGGCTATTGGCGGGGGAAATGCCGGACCATTGGGCCATCCACCATTGGCAAGCGCAAGCCGGTAGCCGGCTGGATGATGTCGAGCAATGGAAAAACGCCAACCCCCTGTTGTTGTGTCCGGGCGGGCACGTCACGGTTGAAAGCCTTACCGAGCGGTGGGAGGGGTTCAAACTGTCGAGCGCCGGTACGGACGAATGGCGCACCCAATACCTAAACCTACCGGCCGGCGCGTTTTGCGAATCGGAAATAGACCCGGTGGTATTGGAGCGCCAGCGGTTCGACTGGTCATTGGACGATTACCGTGGGTGTCCGGCGTACGTGTTTATTGATTTCAGCCTAGGGGCGGTGCATGGGGGCAAATGCGACCTAACCGCGGTGGCGGTGGTGGTCAATGCCGGCGAATACGGACTACTTCGAACGTGGGCGTTTGCCGCTGGCGATATGGAACGGATCAGACAGGATCGCCCGTGGTTGTGGGAGCAAATCCAAGGTGGCTACGTGTCACACAGCGCCCAAGATGTCGTGGACCTTGGAATGGTGGAAACGCTGTTGGCCGACCTAAAATCGAGGTTCGACCTTCAGGTAGTAGGCGTGGACCCCGTTGGGTGGTCCTATCAATGGGCCAACCAAGTATTGATCCAGCGCCACGAACTCCCCGTGGAAGCACGGTCCCAACGGCAAATTGAGGCGGCGCCGGCGTGGGCGACGTTCAAACACCTATTGGCTAGCAAGGGGCTCCGGTACTACGACGATCCCGTATTGCTAGACCAAATCGCCCACG